CCACCGAAGAAAGAGATGGTAATAGATGCGGAGTGATAGAGAAATAAGACGTATCGCGCAAGAGAACTTCAGTAACCTGACTTCTCAAGAACAGGACCACTATAACAACAACCTGTCCCCCAGCGGGTCCGGCTTCAAAAAGTACAGACCCAGCATGAGAGACGATTTCAAACCCCAGCGCATCGGTAAAGCGCACGGCGGTAAAATACATCGCGGAAGAAAGGCGATATACAATGGCTAGAAATTTTCCAAGCAAAGAGGTTATCGAATCGGCTGGGCATATCGCTGGGAATGTGGCAAAGCACTCCCCTGCGCTTACTAAGCTAGTCCCGGCCTTCAGTAAACTAAACAAAAGGCAACAAGGTGCTGTAGCAACTTTGAAATCCTTACAAGGTTACTATCCTGATGATAAAAAATATTCAAACAAAAAAATAAAGGATAAAATCTTCTCTTATTTAGGTGTCGCATCTGGGGAGTATGACGATTATAAACCGGTAGGTAAAGACGATAAAGGCTTAGTGACTACATCAGACCAAAAAAGAATGATGCCGGAAGGGTACGCCCACGGCGGTAAAATACATCGCGGAAGAAAGGCAATATACAATGGCTGATACACCAAAAAAATACAGAGGACCTGCACCTCACATTCCAGACGACGAAGCAGTTCCTTTTGAACGTCCAGAGTATGAACTTGTTAGACCTGTACCAAAAGACGTACCTAGATATAAAGGGCCTCGCCCAGCAGCCTCTTCTGTGGAAAAAAGCAACTAAGGTACCCCCGTGTCATCTGACGAACAACAAGCACCCCCTAAAAAGAAGGGCCGTCCCAAGAAGGACCCCAATGCGCCAAAGGCAACTTACAATCTTTCTCGCGCTGAAAGAGCCAGACGTGCGCTACAAGCTCGTGTTCGCAAGGCTGAGAAGTCTAAGGAAAAGCACCAGCAGAAGGCACAAGATAAAGCCAGCTACGCTCGTAAGCTGAAGAAGAGTGCCAAGAAGGTGGAGACCGCCTTGAGCGAAACAGGTTCGCGGGTCGTGGATATGGATGATGTATCCAATCTCCCAGCAACCGTAAAAGAAATAATTGATGATACCCCCGTTATATTCAAACCCAATGACGGTCCTCAAGAAGAGTTCCTGTCTGCTCCTGAACAAGATGTCCTCTATGGCGGTGCAGCAGGCGGCGGCAAAAGTTTTGCCCTCCTTGCTGACCCTCTGCGTTATTGTCACAACGCTAATCACCGTGGGCTACTTCTCCGCCGGACTCTGGACGAACTCACTGAACTAATCGACAAGTCCAAGCAGTTATACCCCAAGGCATTTCCCGGAGCCATATATCGAGAAGCCAAATCCACTTGGGTCTTTCCCTCTGGGGCAACCATGTGGTTCACCTATCTAGACCGCGACAAAGACGTGACCCGTTTTCAAGGTCAGGCGTTCAACTGGATAGGTGTCGATGAAATCACCCAGTATCCGAGTAGCTATGTTTGGGATTATTTGCGTTCACGTCTTCGGTCAACAGACCCAGAACTACAGAAGAACCTCTGTATGCGATGCACTGCGAACCCCGGTGGCGTGGGTGGCTGGTGGGTCAAAAAGATGTATATCGAAAAGCACGAAGCTAACAAGGCTTTTCCCGCGTATGACCCAGAGACGGGCAAAGCGTTTCTTTGGCCTGACGCACATCCTACGAGAGCAGGTCAACCTCTGTTCTACAGGAAGTTCGTTCCGGCAAGACTAACCGACAACCCCTACCTCATGGCTGACGGACAATACGAAGCGATGCTCCGTTCGCTACCGGATGTAGAACGCCGCAGACTTCTAGATGGAGACTGGGACGTAGCAGAGGGAGCAGCCTTTCCTGAGTTCTCTCGCGCTAGGCACGTCGTCGAACCTTTCGAGATGCCAACCAACTGGCCCCGTATCCGTGCCGCGGATTACGGCTATGCTTCCCCGTCTTGTGTCCTTTGGGGCGCAATCGACTGGGATAACAACATCTGGGTGTATAAGGAGTTATACGCTAAACACTTGACAGGCGAGCAGTTGGCTGATAAAATACTAGAAATGGAAGAGCTAGACCCTTCGCCCCATTATAATGTCCTTGATGCCTCGTGCTGGAACAAGACAGGCTTCGGACCATCTATCGCTGAAACAATGATGAGAGCAGGAGTTCGGTGGACACCATCAGACCGAAGTAGAATACAAGGAAAGATGGAATTACACAGAAGACTATCTGACGACCCCTACTCCCAAGAACCGCGTTTAAGAATCTTCTCAACTTGTAAACACACTGTCGCACAGATGTCAGGTATTCCGCTGTCCAAAACCAATAGTGAAGACGTTGATACCAAAGCTGAAGACCATGCATATGATGCACTCCGTTATATGGTTATGACTCGTACAAGTAGTTATACATCAATTCACAAGACATTGCAAGGCATAAAAGAACAAGTATACCAACCCATGGACACGACTTTTGGATACTAGATGGCAGTAGATTTTAACAAAGACTTTATTAGTCAGATTACAGCAGACGGTAAATCACGAGGAGATGCTCTTCGTGGTTCTAGTCTTGTTGACATCATCAGTAACAGAACAGATATATCAGATAAAGTAAAAGCAGCAAGAACGCAGGTACTGAGCGAGTTAGGGGCTTCGGGCATAACTTTAGGTGACATCACCGAGGAAACCCCCGCTGGTAAGCAGCTATTTAATTCTATAATAGAAAAAGGAAGTACCAACTCTGTAAACGGTTTCATAGGAGACTTCAAGTCAATTCTTGCCGAGGTAGGAGTTACTGCTCAAGGAACAACCAACCCGTTCCGTACTATGCTAAAAAACTCTGTGGGTGAAGCAGGGTATCTAAAGGCAGGATTTTCAACAGACGTAAGCAGACTTATCCCTCTGCAGTTTCCACAAGAGGTGTACACAGAGTCCAAGCGCATAGCTGCTGGCTTGATGGCAGACCCCAACACCCGCCCTGCAGGTGGTCGTATGCTTATGATGATGATGGGTGGGTACAGACCCTCAGACTTTAAAGCCTTAAAAATAGAAAACATTGATTTTAATACGGGCTTGGTTAAGGGCCTAGAATTAAAAACAGATGCAAAGCCCGGTAAAAAAAGCTCTAATGTAAAAATTGGCTATCTACCAACCGCACAAAGAGACATCATAAAGTCTATAATAGGGGACAAGACATCCGGTCTTGTTTTTGAAAAGCCGTCGTCTTTGGATAAGACCATAGGAGATGCTTTAAAAAGTTCAGCTATTCCTGACATAGAATATCTACAAGAAAGCACGGGAGAGTACGTTAAACAGCCATTCTCTGCTTATGATTGGCGGCGTGTTATGGAAACTTCGTTAAGTGCGAAGGGTTACAATGACGACGACCTAGTTCGTAAAGCTCTTACTTGGAGACCCCCAGCAGGAAACGTTCAGAAGTATCAAGCTGTGATAGACCAGTCGGGTGCTATCGAAGAGGCCAACGCTAAAGCCTTTGAGCCGTATGTTCTTCTTACGAAAGGAAATAGAACAACAGGTCCCGACGGTAAGTTTACACTGACTCACGGTCAGTTTCTTTCTGATGTGGGTGTCACACAGTTGTCTCCGTACACACAAAGATACACAGTCAGCGCAGATGGAGTTTCAAAACTCCCTGTTCACTTTCAAGATGTAGTTCAGCAGAAGTCTCAAGGGGTTTCTTTTTCAGACAAAACCATAGCTTCAGCCGCCATAACTGTAGACCCTTTAGCATCCGATACTTTCGTAGAGCTTTCCAAGACGCAGATGGAAACACAACTACTAGAAGCAGAAGCAGCAAAAAGAACGGCACAAGCAAACATGCCGCCCAAGCCTTCTAAATCTACAATAGCCCCAGAACCCGACATGATAAGCTCTGCAGAGGACCTATCTCCCGACACACAAAAGGCGTTGGGTTCCGGCTTCGATTTAGACGCATTTCTTGGCAGGACTAAAGACGTAGTAGACAGCGTAGTAGACAAGATTCCTCCTAAAGTTATAAAAGCTATTCCTTTTCTAGCTGCACCTGCCGGGTATGAGATTGCAAAAGAAACAGCTTCTGACATGGGACTACCGGGTTTTCTTCCTGAAATAATAGGCGCAGCAGGGGCTGCAGCAGAGGTTGTATCTCCCATTGCTCCGACAGACATCAAAGATGCCTCGATAGGATTTGCTGGCGTTATAGAAAAGGGAGAGCAAGAACGGCAGGCTCTTTTAAACAGAGCTAGACAATCTAAGACAACGGATATTGACAGGGGACCTGAAGCCGCTCCTGCCACTCAACCAGACCAAGGCTTTTTATCTAGATAACAAGGAGGCAGAAATGCCAGACAACAATTACAACTACGGCGCAGCGTACATCATGAACTCTGATAAAGTCAGCGTTGATACAGACGAAGGCGCATCTAAGCTATACCGTGAAAAGCCTGAGTTTGACACGGCTGTACAAAACTTGGGTGGACTTGCAGAAGCCATGCCTAAGAAACAAACAAAGCCTACAGTAGAAGCCTCATTCAACACGATGGCTGACGATAGAAACTACTTTAGCTAGGACTTCATATGTCAGAAGATAATTTCCTTCAACCTGCCGATGACACTGCTATTTCGGTAGCGGATGCGGATGAACAATTTCCGGGTCTGGCTGGGTACGTAAAACAGAAGTTTGAAGAAGCTGAAAACGGGCGGTTCTCCTATGAACAACGCTGGTTGCAAGCCTATAAGAACTTTCGTGGTGTAACCGACTCTACGACCCAGTACAGAGACTCTGAACGGTCGAAGGTTTTTGTTCGAATCACTAAAACAAAAGTCCTTGCTGCCTATGGGCAGATTATGGACATCCTGTTTGCAAATAAGAAGTTTCCTTTGGTTGTGCAGCACACGCCGATGCCTGAGGGAATATCTGAATTTGCACACATGGAAACGCCTCTCGACCAGATGGAAACCCAAGACCCTTACGGGTTTGTCGGTGATGGTAGGGACCTACCGCCCGGAGCATTGGGTTCTTTGCCCTCTAAGGAGTTCCTAGGTGGCCTTGAAGGTAAGATGGGTAGTCTACCCCTTGCCGAGGGTCCTTCGCGCATAGGTGAGCCTCAAATCAGCCCTGCACAGAAGGCGGCTTTGAAC